GGCAAGACTCCAGCTGCTGTTATAGCTCTTTTTCCTAAAGGAGAAAGTCCAGCAATTCTTTTAACAGATCCTGCTATATTTGAAAGTCTTCTTGGTTGTATAATAGGAGGTCTGTTCATTTTAAAATCCCATGTAATCTAAAGCATTGTTAAAACCACCTGTTATACTTGACATAAATCCTCCTGAAGGGGGTGGTGTTCCAGCAAATTGATTAGTGTATGTAGGGTTGCCAAAAGTTTGTTGCATAGGGCTTGGTCCTTGTTGCTGCATCATACCATAACTCATTGTGTTGCCTGGTAAACTATTAGCAACTTGGTATTGTTGTAATGTTCTACTAATTGGATCATTATATATGCTCATAGCGTTAGCCCTTTGTGTATCATACACAGATTGTTCGTAAGCTCTTGCTCTTTGTCCAGCAGAATTTAAAGCATTGGCATCATTGTACATTAAATTTTGTAAATTATTTCCTTGACCTGAAATAGAGTTACCCATATTAGCCATAGCAGGTGCAAAATTTCCTAATCCTTGACCTAATCCAACATAACTACTTCCTGTTGATCCAATATTTCCAGATAAACCAGATAATAAAGCCGCTAAACCACTTCTTGTTTGTCCAAATGCTTGACCTAAATTAGCCATAGTAGGACCAGCTTGTCTTAATGCTTGTTGCTCTAGGTTAAATTGATTTTGTGCTTGATTAAATGCAGTTCCTAAACCAGTATTTAATGTATTTTGCCTAGCTTCTTGTTGTTGTTTTGCCAACTCTAAACCTAAAAGACCGGCTCTTGCAGATCCTCTTAAACCACTTTGAGCAGCTTGAGTATTTAGATCAGTTATTTTTTGATTATAAAATTGATCTACATCTTCTAATTGATTATCAACTACTGATCTCATATAAGGATTCATATAATTATCAGCTGCTCTTTGATCAAAAGAACCAAGGCCAGCTTGAAGCATATTCATNCCTTCGTANATNCCACGNTCNGTTGGAGCTAGACCACTACGAGCCAACATAGCTGCNTCTCTTTGACCTCCAATAGATTCTCCATAAAGATCATATGCGTCTCTCATTACTGACGCACCTTCTCCGATAAACGGAACACCGCCTTCAGTTAGTTCTATTCCTCTATTAAAATAAGGAAGGTAAGACCCTACTCCATTTGCTAAAAGATCAATGCTTCCTTGTTCCAAAGGATTAAAAGGAGCTATTTGAGTTGTTAAAGCTTCAATTGGTGGAGAATTTGCTGTAGTAGCGTAAAGTTGATTAAATAAAAATTCTTGAAGAGCCCTTGTGTAAGGGTCAGCCATTTGATAAGCAACATCACCTTGAGGAATATAGTCTGTTGCGTTAGGTAAACCGTCTATTGAGCTAGTAAAATCTACCATTATCTTGTCTCCAAACTATTCATTAATTCATACATTTTTCTTACTCCCTCAGCACGATCACCTTCACCCATATTTTTTACAGCATCAGCTGTCATCACAAACTCACCATCTGATAATCTTGCAGGTATAGAATCGCTGGTACCAGTTCCTGGACCATTAGCAGCCCCACCATTCATTAAGTTAGCTACACCACCCTCAGCATATCTAGAAAAAGAAATATCTGGAACTCTTCTTCTCACTTCACCACCATCAGCCATACCATTGTTAATAGCTACATTAGGTTGTGTGTATGTTGGGTACAGTTGATTAGGGTCAATAGTTTTAAATTTTCCGCCAAATTGATTTTGTATATCCATTCTAGCTTGCATATTTCTAGCTTGAGCATCGTTTTGTGCATTGTTTACAGGAAGGTTTGTTGGTTGCTGAAGGGCTTGAAACAACATTAACATTCTAACGCTTTCTGGTTTTAGTTTTCCATTTTTATCAAAAACTTTATCAGATTTTTTACCTGTAGGACCGTTTTTGTAATCTGCTAAGAAAATCATTAAATCTTCGTCAGTTATTGAAGATAAACCTTGAGAATTTTTTATTTGTTCTTTGTAAGGATTATTTATAATTTGTGAATAGTTATCATCTGTTTGACTATATTGACCTATACTACCCAACCCAGAACCTAATCCAATATTAGGAATTGTTTCTAAAGACTCTCCTAGTAACTTAGATCCTAAATAATTTCTTAATTCCATATCAGCGTATTGATCAGCTTGAGGAAATCCTAATGCATCCATTATTTTTCCTTGAGCATACAAACCACCTACATCTTGCAATGTATTTTTAATATTTTCTCCACTACCGGCTAACTCACCAAGTCCTTCAATACCTTGAGCAATTGCTTGTCCTCCCATTTCAGGAAGAGTAGGAGTTTTAGCTACTGGAGAAAAATTAAAACCAGCTCTATTTCCAGCACCAGCTCCCGCTATTCCTGCTATTCCTTTACCGAGAGCTCCAAAACCTGCTTTTCCCATAAGACCTCTGGCTAAACCATATCCTCCAACAGTTCCAAGACCCGTTAAACCTGCTCTTAAATAATTACCATCTCTAATGTCTTGTCTTAAACCGCTTTCTTCATTTAAAACACTAGGACCAAGCATTGCTGCTGTTTGTAAATATGGATTAAAAAGAGCTCTATTTAAATATTTACCAGATTTTCCTAACGCACCTTTTGCACTATTAAATGCACTTCTTGCACCAGCTCCAAAACCTGCACCTTTAGCTTTACCTGCACCTTTACCTGCACCTTTACCAAATATTTTAGGAAAAAATGTTCCTATACCTCTTTGACTTAAAGGTATTACAGCACTTGATCCTCTTTTTGCTACTTGTCTTCCAATGTAAGGAACTAATGCAGTTGATCCTCTTTTTGCTACTGCTCTTCCTGCTGCTGGAATTAAGGCTCTTCCTGCTGCTGCTGCTAATAATGCTGGTAATGCCATTACGTTGTCACCACTGTTACTGTTCCTATGGAACTTGTTGAACTCACACCTGTCGGATAAACCACAGGTAAGTATAAATTTCTCCAAGCATTTCCGTCATACGCTTGGTGTACGTCTACTGTTGTATTAAATATTAGACCACCCGGACTAAATTTTCTACCATTTCTTTCAATAGTTGTGTAAGAAGGTACCACATTTAAATCCAATTGAAAAAGGTTTTGTTCTAATGTACGCACCATTCTGTTTAATTTGTCAGCATCTATGTCGCCTTCAGTAAAACGAGGTAGAGATGAGAAGGCCTGTCTAATGTCATACCGTGGCATTATTGCCTCCCATCTGGTTTAACATCTAGCCTTGTAGAGCCTAATCTCCAGCCAACTCCAAGACGATTAGCATTGTTATTACTTCCATCATTATAGCTAGAAATTTTTACAGAAAACTGTCTTCCTCTACCTCTAATGTTTTCTACTTGAGTTGTAGAGTTAACAGGAACTGTAGCGTCAGTAACTAAAGTACCGCCCGGTGCATCACGCATTTGTACAAGTAAATCAACAGTTTGCAAACCAGCTAAGTCTGTTCCTATAAATTTAAAGTCTGGTATAACTCTACTGACAAATGCAAATTGTTCGCCATCTCCAAGGTCAATATCACCTGATTGAATAGAGACTCCATCCATTGGAGATCCGTCATCATCATAACCTACTTCATGAGCGTAAATATATCCTGGAGAAGTACCACCAGCTGCTCTTGGTTTTTGGTAGATACCATAATCAATCCATGCTGTTCTTTCCATTTTTCCAATAGACCAAGTTCTTTGAACATAGTTATAAGTCACATAGCGATCAATTTCATTAGAACCAGCAGAAGGATAATACCAACCCACTTCGTCAAATGTTTGATTAGAAAAACCAAAAATCTTATATCTTTCATCGTAATTAATGTCACTAAAGACATACTCTTTAACAGTACAAGGAAGAGCGTTTACAGAACCTGTGTAAACATAAAAGTTTGACTTATCCATCCAAAATGTTGCATCAGCTCCATTGACTGCTGCATTTGGACCAAGTATCGAGGGACCCCTAGCGAGGAGAGAAGTGGTAAAGGGTAGGGGTCCCCCTACGAATCGCAATGAAAACAGTGCGATATCGGTCCATACTAGTATTTCCTGACGAGTCTGTAGCCCGCCAATAATTTCGGAACCTAGATTTAATTCAATTTGATCAGCTGTAGATGTTCCGTCTGTTCTTATCTGCCAGTCAACTGCACTGTTTTGATTAGAAATTGCTATTATCATTGGGTCTATTGTTCCTGTTCTGGATGCACCAGAAATAGGATCAACACCTAATGCTATAACGTGACCGTCTCTTTCAGAAACAATGACTTGATTTGCTTTTGTTGGAGCTAGTACGGCTCCAGCATCATCGGTTATATCTGTAGCACGATTATTTGTTCCTGCACTCTCGTCCCATTTATAAATACCACCGCCTCTATAATTCATAATAAGATCTTCACCGTAATTATCTTGATTCCATAATCTAAAAGAAGTTCCGGTAGCACCAAAACCCCAAGAGCCAGCATTCCAACTACTAGAACCCCAACCACCTAAAAGATTTTGCTGATCTTCACCAACAGGTATCTCAAAAGCAAATGTTAAGGTACCGCCAGTATTAGCTGTAGATCCATTAGCTTGAGTAGTAACTGTTATGTTAAAGTTATTAACATCAACAACAGCTACAGAATGATTAGCATTTATTTCTGCTATTGGAATACCATTAACAGGAGCTGACAATCCAGAGATAGTTACAAAATCTCCTGTAGCACAACCATGACCTGTAACAGTAAATTTTACAGAAGTAGTGCCGTTAGTGGTCATTATATCTGTAGCTGATACTGTGGATCGTAATGGTGTAATATCATAGAAGACGGATTGATTAAGAACATAAAATTTACGATTAGTTCCTACACCTAAATATTGATTGCCGTCAAAATCAGACCACTCAAACAATGTTCGGCAACTTCCTAAGAAAGAATTTTGAGAATATTTTTCCCAACCACCTATTTTTTGAGGAAGACCAGCTTGAAAACGAACAAGGTTGCCATCTGTCCAGCCACCCTCGTCTGTATAGTCTGTTGTTTCTTTATTTATTCCTGGTCGGAAATTAAATTTCGCTAACGGCATCTTGTAATTCTTCCACTTTCTCTTGTAAATCATCGATTTTCCAA